GATTATGTATTTACAGTCGCAATCACCAATGCAGACATATTGGAAAAAAATATCATCCCAGCAGGAAACGCTGCGCTATCTGGATTATCGACCTATGTCGGAAACCCCAATGCTGAAGCTGCTATTTTGGCTATCTCCGTTGAAATCTTCCAGTCCAGAACCGCGGCTGGTGGATCAATCGAAGGCGTAGATTTTGCAGTAACCCCTTATCGCCTATCTAAGAATCTACTCGCCAAGGTAACTGGCCTTCTAGGGCCTTATCTTGATGTTGAGACAATGGTGGGCTAATGCCAGCCAGCACAATTGCTACAGATGTTAGAGGAGCTATTAAAACTGCGTTAGCAGGAGTAGCTGCCAATATTTACGACTCAGTTCCTGAAGCACCAATTGTCCCTGCAATTATTGTGATTCCAGACTCACCCTATATGGAGCTTGAAGTCTTGGGCAAAGCTACAACAAGAGTTAAATTAAATTACACCATAACTGCTTGCGTTGCGTATTTCAGCAACGCTGCTGCTTTAGATAACTTAGAGCAAATGGTCATTAGTATTCTTGGAGCACTAAATGCTTCCAAGTATGAGTTATCAATAGTCGAAAGACCTTCGGTAACTGAAGTAGGAACTACTACCCTGTTAGTTTCAGATATACGCTTGAGCGTCCGCTACGAGCAAACCGCATAGGAGACCCAAATGCCAACAACAGTAATAACTGGGCGCGATGTAACCTTTACACTCGATAGCGCTGCTTATGACGCCCAGACAACTAGCGCAGTCCTAAGCTGTGACACAATTATCGAGACCTATCAAACCCTTGATGGTCGCGCTTATAAGTCCGTTGATAAGCAATGGACATTTACAATTGAATTGCTACAGGATTGGGGAGCTGCTAGCTCACTATTCGAGGCAATGTGGGCTGATGCTGAATCAGCACCAAATACGACACTTGCAGTTTCATTTACTGCCGTAACTGGCGCAGTATTTGCTTTCAATGTATTACCAGTCTTTCCAGCAGCAGGTGGCGCAGCACCAGGAGCGCTAACTGATACTTGGACGATGACTGTCGTTGGAACCCCAACAGAGACCTTCAGCTAAGAGATCGGAGCATCGGGAGCTATGAAAATATCAATCACAATTAAATATAACTCTGGCGAATCAGTTACTTATCAGGCTGGCTTACCAGAGTGGGCTAAGTGGGAACGCAAAACTGGTAAGTCGATTTATTCGATGAAGGATATATCGGCCTACCAGCAAGCGGACTTCTTAGATCTTGCTTACTTTGCGTATAAGCGCGAAGCAGCTGGAAAGCCAACCAAACCTCAAGAGATTTGGGAGCTAACAGTTGAAGAGATGACGATTGGAGATGAAAGCCCAAAAGTTACGAGCCCGGAAGCATCAACCGACTAATAGTCGAGATAGCGATAGCAACTGGGATACCGATGACTTACTGGACAGACATCGACCAAGTCCTAACGGCGATAGAGATATTAAAGGAGCGTAACGGTGGCAGATGAGTTACCAATCAGCTACGACAAGCGCGAGCTCCGCTCAATCATTACCGCTTTCAAAGCGATGGATGATGAAGCCGTTAGCCAAGCTAAACAAGAATCTAGCGCGTTGGCTACTTATGCAGCAAATGAAATCAAAGCCTATGCACTTACACGGACATTTGGTCAAGAAGCAGTTAGAAGAATTGCAACAGGCGTTAAAGTCTCGGCCAGCTCCAAAATCGGCGAGTTCTCTTACGGCTTCGCAAGTCAGCGCTTTTCTGGTGGCGGTAGCACACAAAAACTCTGGGCGGGTTATGAATTTGGATCTAATCGCTATCGTCAGTTCCCAAGAAGAACACCAAGTAAAGGTCGCGGAAACGCTGGCTACTTTATCTACCCAACCCTTCGTAAGATTCAGCCTGAATTGATTAAAAAATGGCAAGAAGCATTTTCCAAGATATTGAAAGAGTGGGATAAGTAATGGCTGGCAGTAGAACGCTCAAGCTCTCGATTCTTGCTGATGTTGCTGACCTCAAGAAAAATCTTGATACTGGCTCTAAAGAGGTTGAAGGCTTTGGCGGTAAGTTAGAGAAGTTTGGCAAGGTTGCAGCAGCCGCTTTCGCAGCAGCGGCGGCGGCAGCAGCAGCCTATGCAGTCAAGCTAGCCGTTGATGGCGTTAAAGCAGCCATTGAAGATGAGGCTGCACAACTTCGCTTAGCCAATGCTCTTAAGAATGTTACTGGCGCAACCCAAGCTCAGATTTCAGCAGTTGAGGAGCAGATACTCAAAACTTCTTTGGCTACTGGTGTTGCTGATGACCAATTGCGTCCAGCGCTTCAGCGCCTAGCAACTGCAACAGGATCAGTAACTAAGTCGCAAGATTTACTGACCCTAGCTCTAGATATTTCAGCTGCTACTGGTAAGAGCGTTGAGACTGTATCCAATGCCCTAGGTAAAGCCTATGAAGGCAATACAAGCTCTTTAAGCCGTTTAGGTGTTGGCTTATCAACCGCCGAAATAAAGACCCTTGGATTAGAAGGCACAGTTAAGCAATTAGCAAATACTTTTGGCGGCGCAGCTACAGTTCAAGCCAATACTTTTGAAGGTCAAATAGCAAGACTTAAAGTCGGCTTTGATGAAGCCAAGGAATCAGTAGGAGCTGCCTTATTGCCTACCCTTCAAAGACTTTTAGATTACTTTATTAACACAGTTATACCCAAGTTCATTGAATTCAAAGATGCAGCACTAAAGCCAGTTACTGATGCAATTGCTAGAAATAAAGACTCCTTGACTATTCTCTATAACTTTATTAAAGACTTTGTAGTCCCCGTATTACTTAACAATTTAGGATCAGCGCTAGGATTTATTGGCAAGGTTGCAGGTGGCATACTTGATGTAATTGGCGCAGTAGTCAATGGGATTAAGAGCGCAGTTAATTTTGCCATAGATGCAATAAATGCTCTTATTCGCGCTTATAATGCAATTCCTTTATTGCCCAATGTCTCAACCATTTCAAAGCCTTCTTTCTCAGCTCCTAGCACTCCCAGCAGTTCATCACTTCCAAAGATTGCAACTGCTCCAAGCCCAAGTATTCCTGTAGCTCCAAAGCCATCTACGACACCAAGCGCACCAGCGACAGCAGCGACAACTCCTAGCGCCCCATCAACACTCGTTCCAAGCGGTAATGCCATACCTTCTGGCTTTGATGTAGCTGCTGCTAGACGAGGCGAAGAGCGCGGAAATGTTATTGTGAATGTAAATGCTCCTTCAGCTATTGATGAAGAAGGATTTACCAGAGCAGTTATTCTGGCATTGAACCAGACTCAAGCCAGAACGGGTGGCGGGGGAAGCCAGCTAGTTCTATGACCCTTTGGAATCCCGTTTATCGAGTCAAAGTAAATGGATCAACAGTAACTGGAGTAACGCTTAGCGGACTAACTATTACTTCTGGTCGAACAGATATTTACTCTCAGCCAGTTGCAGGATATTGCAACCTTACACTTATTGAAACGGCTGAAGCTCAAGTTGCTTTTGAAATCAATGACGCAGTAACTATTGAGGTTCAAAATTCTGTTGCAACATATGTGAATCTATTTGGCGGCTTTATTACTGACTTAGGTATTACAGTTCAGACTTCTGGCTCAACTGCGACAAGTCAGCAGATTAAGATAGTTGCGGTAGGAGCTTTAGCGAGACTCAACCGAGCGGTCTATGTTGGCAACTTTGCTCATCAATTTGATGGCGATAGAATTTTAGAATTACTAGAAACAGTTTTATTTAATCAATGGAATGAAGTCCCAGCAGCTTTAACTTGGGCAACCTACGATGCAACTACTCAATGGCAGGATGCAGAAAATAGCGGATTGGGTCAGATAGATACCCCAGGAGATTATGAGCTTCACTCTGAGAATGACTTGGACGATACAGTTTATAACCTTGCTTCTCGCTTCGCCACTAGCGGCCTTGGTTATTTATATGAGGATTCTCAAGGTCAAATTGGATACGCAGATTCAACACATAGATCGCAATACCTAGCAACTAATGGCTATGTGGATTTAGATGGCAATCATTCAATAGGCCCCGGACTTTCAATTATTAAACGAGCTGGCGATGTGAGAAATTCAATAACTATTAGCTATGGCACTGCAGGTGCAGAAGTTACAGATGAGGATGCAGCGTCAATATCTGACTATGGACTTCTTGCCTCTACCATATCGACCACTCTTCGCAATCAAGGCGATGCTGAAGCCCAAGCAGCCTTCTATCTACTTATTCGCGCCTATCCTCAATTTGCCTTAAGGCAGATAACCTTTCCCATAGCCAGCGGTGAAATCGACAATTCCGACCGAGATAACCTTCTTGGCGTATTTATGGGCCAGCCTCTTAATATCATCAACCTGCCAGCCAATATGGTAGGCGGCGAATTCCAAGGATTTGTCGAAGGATGGACTTGGACTGCAAGCCTCAATCAGCTCAACTTGACTCTAAATGTATCGCCTATCGCCTTTAGCCTTCAGGCGTTCAGATGGAACTCGGTCCCAGCGGTCGAGACTTGGAATACAATCAGCCCAACTTTGGACTGGCTTAACGCTACAATAGTTGCATAGGAGACTAAATGCCAACGACAAGTAATTTTGGCTGGACAACCCCAGCCGATACAGATTTAGTAAAAGATGGAGCCGCTGCTATCCGAACATTGGGTAATGGCGTAGATGCTTCATTAGTTGATCTTAAAGGTGGCACAACTGGTCAAATATTGAGCAAAGCCACAAATACCGATTTAGATTATACTTGGGTAACTCCAAATGTCGGAGATATTACGGAAGTGCAAGCTGGCGTAGGAATCTCAATTGCAAGCGGAACTGGGCCGATTCCAGTTATTACAAACAGTTCCACCGATCTTATTACTACTGCTGGAGATTTACTTTATGGCTCAGCAGCAGACACAGTAGCCAGATTAGGAATTGGAACAGCAGGACAATTACTAGCAGTCAATTCTGGTGCAACTGCTCCCGAGTGGGTTGCTGCTCCTAGTAGTGGCGGTATGACTTTATTAGCCTCAGGAGCGCACAGCGGAACTACTTTAACATTAAGTTCAATACCTACGACTTACAATTATTTGGTTGTATTTTTTGATGCATTTGACCCTGGTTCTGACACAAATTTACGATTGAGAGTAAATAACGATTCAAATACTCGTTATTATGCTGACGAGGTTGTAAATATAGGTAATGCAAGTTTTGTAGCAACGAGTTGGCAGATTTCACCAATAAATGACGATGCGGTTATAACTAATAACCTCGTAATTCAAATTCCAAATTATGCTCAAACAAATGGCTGGAAAATGGCTATTTCTGATGGTCTATTTGTCTCGCAAACTACGACTACTAATTTTAACTATCAAAGAAAAATTGGATTATATAATCAAACAACCGCTATAACCGAATTGAATTTTTTTGCAGGCGATAGTGCCTCATTTGCAATCAATTACAAACTTTACGGAGTAAAATAATGCAAACCATAAAAATACATAACGCCGAAACGGGCCAAGTAATTGAACGAGAAATGAACGCCGAAGAATTAGAACAATTGGAAGCAGATAAGTTGGTTGCTCAAAATGAGGCAATCGCCAAATTAGAGGCTGAAGCTCAAGCCGAAGCCAAGCGATTTGCAGCTTTAGCAAAATTAGAGTCGCTAGGACTAAATGAAGCTGACCTTAAGGCTCTTGGTCTTTAGCATAATCTTAAAAGATTGTGCTAAATAACTATTATGCCTAAATTATGCGCAGCAGGAATTCAACTTCGGGAGCAAATCGATGACGATTATCCTGATAGGGATCGTAAGTCTGATGGCTGGATTGCTGACTCTCGGCATCTTGCAAAAGGCACTTCTGACCATATACCAGACGCTAAGTCAGGAATCGTTAGAGCAATAGATATTGATGCTGATTTATCAGCTCATAAAGAAGAGGCGTATGCGCTAGTTGAGAAGATTCGCAAGTTAGCCAAAAAGGGCGATAAGCGAATTGCTTACATTATTTTTGATGAAAAAATTATGAGTCCAATATTGGGATGGAAGCGTAGAACTTACAGAGGCGCTAACCCTCACCGCTCGCATTTCCATATTTCATTTACAACTTTGGGAGACAAAGATGGCAGTTATTTCAACCTCGAAGGAGATACTAATGAGCGACCTAAAGAAAATGGCAGAGAGCTGGGCCAAGACATTTCTAGCAACAGCGCTAGCGACCTACCTAGCAGTCGGCCTAGATGTCGATGCAATTGCCAATGCCGCTCTAGTTTCAGTCTTGCCTAGCATCATCAATTGGCTAAACCCTAACTATGAGCGTTATGGCAAAGTCCGTTAATGCCAGCGGCTGAATTGGCAACTTTAGTAGCTTCAGTATTGGGATCTATTGCCTTACTGATTGCTGGCCTTCGCTACATAATCAAATTGGAAAATATTCCAATAGTGTCGCGCCTTGATAAAATGGAGTCTCAGCTAGAATTGGCCCTAGCGAAAGGGGTCAGAAATGGCAACGCGAAAGCGCGTAAGTAAGAAGCCAGTCAAGCGTCCAAAGAGACGCAGGACTACTAAAGAAACCCCATTAACAAAGCTTGATTTCTGGGCTATTGCCGCCAATGAAGTTTATAAAGCTTGTCGCAGAGCTGGGATGGATGAGGGAACTGCCTTGGCATTTGCTATGGATCGCAGCTCTTATCCTGATTGGATAGTGCCACTCGATGACCCAATGAGAAAAATTGGTTGGGAAGATGGCGAGGAAGATAACTAATCTACTTTAGAGAGGTTGAACTTTTTGAGGCTCTTAAGTCGCTTTATCCAGACTTAACGCCCCTTTCAGCGACCGACCGAGCAGATGGCATTACCAGCGATTCCTATATTGAGCTTAAATGCCGAAGAACGCACTACGATACTTTGATAATTGAGAAGAAGAAGTGGGATTATCTGGCCGATATAAGGGCTAGAACGGGCGCTAGGACCCTTTATATCAATTCCACACCTAAAGGGATATACCAGTTTGATTTAGGGGCTGTAATCGAGCCACAGTGGGCTTTGAAGCGTTTGCCTATAACTACCGATTTTGCCAATAAAGCTACAAACGAAAGACTTGCTGGTTTCTTAGATATTCGCCACGCCGAGCTGCTACTTGTCTAAATAGATTTAATCAAATAGATTTAACCCGTTAATCCATTTACGGATTACAGAACGGGAGCAAAATGGTAAATAAAGTAGCTCTTATTCGATTTGATTCTCAAGCAGGGGCTTGGACTGATGAGACAAATTGGGTTAAGGGATCAATAATCAGACGATTCGCTAAAGAG